GGTGGGGCGCGCTAACGCCTGAACAAAAAGAATTACGTAAAGCCCGAATGCTGCGGTGGAGCCGCACTCAGCGCGGGCGCGCTACGCACCTGAGAAAAGCATATCTGCGTATCGACGATTGCGATTTGACTGCTGAAGAAATACTGGCGTTTATAATTCAGCCTTGCGTATACTGCGGCACTACCACTGACAACAGGGGGCTGGATAGGATTGACAACAGCCTACCACACATAAAAGGAAACGTGCAGACTGCTTGCACCGGCTGTAATATCATGCGCGGGGATCGGTTTACTGTCGAAGAGATGATGTTGATAGGAAAGACAGTCTCCGAAATTCATAAGACTAGGGATAAGACGCCCTTGGCAATTCAAAGTGAGGGCCATCAGGAAACGACCGGCTAAGAATTTTGCCCGTTATCGGGCCTTCTATCGCCGATAACAGTTTCCAAGTTCCACCCCAACGTATTGGAACCTTCTCATTTAGGGACGCTGCACGCATAATTTCGGCTAACCGATGGTAGAGCGGCCAGTCCCAAGATACTTTACCGTCGATCAGCGGCGCTAAATCGACAGCGTGTCCTGTAATGTGACGTGAGTTCATTGTCTTTGACGCGCCCTGCTTGACCAACTGCGTCTGGCGCGCGACGGTACGCAAGCCTTCTAGCACCGTGAAGTCAAGGTCCGACAGCGCCGCGGCCTTCTTGACGACGCGGACAAGGTCTGGATGCACGCCCTCAAGCCGCGACAGTGACCGCGTGCCAAGGACGATGCTCATTTCACGCCTAGCACGCTTATTAGTATGCCTATCAGCAGCACAATAATTGTACCGGCGGCGCCCATGCCGACGCTCTCCAGACGCTTCAGGCGCGCGCAGATACTGTCGTACCTGAACGTGCAGACCTGCTCGTGCGTGTTGAGTTGTGCTTGGGTCTGGTCGATAGAAGTCATGGGTTAGCGTCTCATCATGTTGCGTGATACTCTGCCGTATATCGGCACGGGGTAACCTTCTGAAAAATCAATGTCCACCAGCGGTTCGCCGGACTCAGGGTCTATGTCAGGGAAGTTATATTGCGCCCCAAGGGTAGATGGTGCGCCAAACTGTTGCGCCATGACATTGCGCGCCGTCGGGCTTAACCGCTGCTGCACTTGTTCCGACATACGCACGGCTGTTGGAAGCTCGTTCATAGCCGCCATCATGTTTGGCCCGCTCTCGTAGGCTTTTGCAATTTCTTTCTGTACTGCGGGCGTCACGAACGCGCTTGTTGCGCCCTGCGTGCCTGTACCTAGAAACGCTAATGGCGGGTATTTAGCGCGTATAATAGACATAGCCGCCCTAGATAGCTTTCCGGGTTCCTGTGCGCTTAAGATATTTTGCGCGCGCGCTTGACCGCTCGACGCTAACTTGTCCATCTTACTGAGCGTTTCTAGTTCTTTCGCCGACGATTTCAGTGCCAAGTACCGCGCAGGATCGGCCAGCGCCAATCCGCTGATGTCAAACTGGTTGGTGCCTTTACCATACACATCTTCGACAACTTTTGGTCGCCTGCGGTTCATGAGTTTAATAAACTCGTCGGGGCTTTCTTCGGCTAGTTGCGCGCCGCGCGCGGCCAACTCTTGTATGTTGACGTTCTGCATACCGCGCTGATGCTGAACCAAATAGTCTTTAAACGCTGGCCCTAACGCTTCATCAACCGCGTTTTTAAAACCCATAACTAGCCCTGCCGCGCGCTTTTTTGACCCTGTAGATGGTTGCGCTGACGACGCGACATATTTTTCAACAATGTCGCTGGCTTCTTTGCGAAGCGTGTACAAATCATAAGGATCAAGCATACCGTTTTGATCGGTAGCGCCTTCAATTTGGTTGGCTAATTTAAGCAACGCACGGCGCGCGGAACTAGTACGGACCCCTTTAGCTTCCGCTTGCTGCCGTAAGGTATTGACTAACGGCGCGGCCAACATTGGCTTACGGCTTAGCGCGGCTTCGCGCGCAGGGGTCGTAGCTTCATTTACTGCGCGGCGTCCAACATCAGCAGCGGCCCTCTGCGCCGTAGGGTCGGCACCACCTGAAATGCCCGCCAGACGGGCATTGCGCGCCGCCTCTTGCTGCTCCAATATAATGCGGGTAGCGTCGGGGTCCATTTGGTTACTGGCAATCTTGCCCAAACCAAAAAACGGGCTAGGCTCTACACCCGCTTCAATCAAGACTTGTTGCGCTAACCGCTGGTCGCCGGGCGATAGCTGTGCAAAGGCAGCCTTCGCCGCGTCAACATCTTTACCGAGCGCCTCGCGGATAATCTTTCCTGCTTCAACCTTGGACATCCGAAAAATATCGACGGCGCCGCCGCCAAGTTTTTTTAATATCGTACCAACGATAGGCAGTCCAGCGCCATACAGACCGCCTTCAATCGGGTCTTGCCCCATCAAAGCTGCGGTACTTGCACCGGAAGCGCCGCCGCCCGCAACCTTCAGCGCGATAGTTTCAGGGATAGACGCACCCTTTACGCCGATGCCGCCAGACGCAGTAGACTTTAAAACCTTTGATACAACGTCGCCGACTACAGGTATTTTTGGTGCCAAGGGGGCAAGTACGTTGGCTGTGCGCGTGACCGCAGCGCCGGGCGCTATTGTCCGCCCAAGTTCGCGGGCAAGCGGACGCGGCTTCGTTACCAGCTTACGCGATAAATAATCAGTGGCAGCGCGGCGTTGGCCCTGCGCTTGCTTTACAGCTTCCTTACCGAAAATCATGCCTGATATGGGATCGGTAACCATAGCCGCGAGATTGTACGCGCCTTCAGGGACGCCAAGTATAATTTCGTTAATGTTGTCCAGCAACGCATTGACCGCGCCGACACCTGAACCGCGCGTGCGCGGTGGGGCAACGCGCTGTTTAGCTGGCTTGGCTGTACGCGTGCGCTTAATCTCCGCCGCGATTTCGCGTGCCGCCGCTTCATCGCCAGCAGCATCTGCCTTCATCAAAGCAGCTTCTAATTGCGCGACAGTAGCCATAATTTATAGTCCGTATTTTGCGCGGGTTTCCGCTGAAAGCCTGCTTGTGGGTGTCTTCGAGCGCGCTGGCGGCTTAGGTAAGTCTTTAGAACTTATATACCGGTCTGCGATTGGCCGCACGGTCAGCTTAAACTTAGGGTCTTCGGCGGATAAATCGCCGTACCTATCGTTATAAAATTCTATGCGTCGTTGGCGCGTGCGGTATGCCTCGCGGCGTAGTTTTTTTAAATCCTCATCAAACTTAGGTACGCCGCCCGTTTGGGTTAAAGAGTTAGCACTTTTAGCTATAAGCTGAACATCTAGGTTAGATGCGTTACCGACTGGCGACCCGCCAGTTGGGGTAGCCTGTTTCGCCTCCACCAACGATCCAAGTGTATCGGCGTTTTTAATCCTATCATACATAGCCTGCAATTCAGCTTGGCGTTCGTTTTGACCCAAGCTACCAAGGTAATGTAGGTTACCTTCAATTCGGCCAACAATAAAACGTCGGTCAGGAGAGCGCAAAAGCGCATCTATTTCTTCAATGTATTTATCAAGACTTTGAATTGCTGCTTTGGTTTCATTTTTTGCTACTAGTGCTTCTGACCTTTTCTCAACAGCGCGTTCCGCTAGTTTAGTTGCTTTTGCAATCTCCGGCGCCATTCGCAAATTTACATCCGCGGTAGCTTGCGCTTCCGTTGCTTTTTCTGCGCCGAGGCGCCCCAAAGGTACCTGCGCCGAACCGGGGTACGCACCCACACTTGGGTTGCGACCCTGAATTGGATCACCCACCCTATACTGCGCCAGCGTCTGTTCCATGGGCGGCGCACCGCGCAGGCCAGCGGTCTGTGACTGCGGCGCTGGGCTACGAAGATCAGCAAACTGCGATTGTGGCCGCTGACCCATTCCGCTGGGTTGCAGCTTAATATTATTGGCTTGGATCATCTCCATGAACGGCTGCTTGTTCTGCTCCGGTGCCATCGCCATAAGCTGGTCAAAATCCGCCTGCGCCATCATGCCGGTCTTAACCGCAGTATCAACAATCTGCTGCGCCACTTCAGGTGTCATCTGCACAGCGCCTGCGCCGCCCATACCGCCGCGCGTAAAGGACGCAGGCGATGTAGGCATACCAGAAGGAATGTTACGTGGGTCCATTCCTTGGTCCATAAGGTCTTGCGGTGTTGTGTTGGCGCCGCGCGTCGCGCGCATATCCACGTCCGCACCCGCCGTTACTGGCGGTGCCGTTGGCGTAGCGCGGGGCGGTTGATTTACGTCGCGTATCTTTGTCGCAACTATAGGCGTCGCCTCATAGTCCGCATTGCCGCCGCTCTCCACTAATATGGGGATACCGTTTTTATCGTATATTATCTCTGTCTTCCGCTTTGAGGTGTTATTTGCGATGAACTCGTCGGCTTTCGTAATAGCAAATGTCATCGCGTCTTTATTAAAGGTGGGCGCAATTTGACGCATGACTGCCGCGGAGTCAGGGTCAATCGCGTCTGCTTGCCTAAGCCAAAGCTGATAGGCTTCCTCTGACCCAGATTGTAAAACGCCTACACCCCTGTTGCGAAGTTCGGTCATCCCCGCAACGCGATAGGCTTGGTCTTCTTTACGCACATTCAATCTTTGCGTTTCTTCCGCACGATTTTCACCTGCGCGGGCGTACTCCATCTCCTGACGTATACGCTCACCCTGAAGCTGCGCCGCGCGCTGTTGCGACGCCATGTTCATCATGTTCGCCATCTGCGACGTAGCGCGGGCGGGATCAGGAAGCTGCGGGTTGCGCGCTTGCAAAGCTATCATCTGGTTTGGCATATTAAGGACCTGTTCGACCTGTTAAGTTATACATTGTAGCAGAACCAAAACCGCCGCCCGGCTCAAAAGTGCCGCCGGGGCCAGTGCCGGTGCGACCGGGCATATTACTGCGGTAATAATCCATCATCGCGTTCTGCATAGGTATTTGACCTACCATTCCGCCGATCTGGCCTAGCGCGGTGTTAAGCGCGTTAGCTTGACCGATGTAACCGGACGCGCGGGCTTGGCCTGCGTTATAAATGTTCGACGCTTCGTTCTGGCCCATTTGCCCCGCCGCGCCGGTCATCACGTTAGCCGCCGACTGACCGGAACCCATCAGCGATTGCAGCGGATTAAGACGCGCCGACCGCTCAACCTGATAGCGGTTAAATGCGTTCTGGTATTCTTGGCTTGCCAAGTCCTGACCGAAACGCTGGATACCCTTCATGGTGCTGCCCGACATGAGGTTGCCGCGCGCCGCTGCCGACCGCTCAAGCGCCTTCATACCTTCCGATTGACGGAAGGCGTAGCCGGGGTCTTGCTGAAATTGATCGGTGCCGAAGGCTTTCGCCATGCTGCCGTAGCCTTGGGCAGCCTTGTCGCCACCAATGCCGAGAAGCTGCATAATCTCTTGCTGTGCCGTAAGGCCGCCTTGACGAAACGGCTCTTGCAAAGCCTTTTGTTCTTCGAACATACGCTGCTGTGCAGCGTTAGCATCTTGCGACGCTTGGACTTGCGCCTTAGACGCTTTTTTGGCTGCACTTTTAGCCATCGCTCCGCCGGCTAGTGAAGATGCGGCGGATATGCCGGCGGCGATTGCCATGCCTGTGGTAAGTGCCATCAGTTTAATCCCTTTACAAATACACGTTCTGTGGGCGCGTATCCTAAGCGTCCGTACATTTTTGCCATAGTCGTGACGCGGTCGTTGTCCAACGCGATCATAAACATAGCTTCGGCTTGTTTACTCTTACCCCATTTTTCTATCTCTTGAAACAGCAATTTTGATGCTGCCCCACCCCGTGCGTCTGGCTTGATATACCACCACAACTCCTGCGCCACCAGCTTCGATGGGTTGAAGTACATAGGGTATGTAATCGCCGCCGTGATGCCAATCAGTTCGCCTGCGTCTTCAGCCACCAAGACAACCATGTCTTCATTCTCTAGCGCGCCTTCGACGAACGCCGCAGTGCATTCGCGGTCAAACGGGATCAGATGGTTGATAGGTGTCGTCGCCACAAACGCTTCCGCCAAGTCCATGTAGCATGGTAGGTCTTCGACAGTAGCGGTGCGGACTGTCACCGGCATTAGCTAACCAGACGGCCTGACGCGCGGATGTTGATGGCCGACGCCGTACCAGCGATTGTGCTGATGAAGCCGTTATTGGGCAGCACATGGCCGACCAGTTCAGGAAAGGTGTAAGTCTCAGACGGCTGGAGCGTCTTGGTCTTGACAATCAAGTTATCGTTGCCGGCGCTGCCCGCAGCCGTGACAAGGTTGACGCTAATCGTCGCAGCCGTCGCGCTGTAATTGGTCGCAGTAAACTTGTCGATGATCGTCTGTACGCCATTCGACGTGTACTGCGTTGTCTGCGTATTCTCCGCCGTCTTGGCGGGGATGATGTTACTAATTGATACGGCCATTTATACCTCCAAGGAACTCACGTTGTCAGTCACGGTCAAAATAATTGATGGGATGGCTGGGTGAACAGCCGTGGCAGGGTCTGAAAACAATGTTATGCCGGTGTTGTCTACTTCCCACATCAACTCAAAATAATCGCCTGCGTTCATCTGTAGCAGAAAGTTCCACGCTGCGACATCCTCAGAGTTGTTTCCTTGAATACGAACGACGGTTGCGCTGTTGGTTACGTCGGTGCCATTCTTGCGTAGCCACACCCAAACGCGGTGAGCGCCGCCGCCAGTATTAATAAACTGCGCGGAAAATTGGATGTTGTAGATGTTAGACCGGTCAACATAAATGCGCGACGTTGGTGTGCCGCGTGTGACACCGTAAGTTATATCGGTGGCGTTAAACGTCATGGCATAGGCCGTGTTAATGACAGCGGCGGTCTGATCGGTCGTGTCGTAGAACGAGCCGTAGCGCGGTGAGATAAATTCTTTTGGCGGCGGCGCTAATGCCAGCGCCTGAAGCTGTGACTGAATGACCGCGATTTCGCTTTCCGACGCGGCAGGCGGTGCGCTGGCGGTAGCTTGCGCGAGGCTGTTTACCTTAGCGTCCACATCTGCCGTCGCGCTGCAACAGTCAGGCGCGCTTTCGGTCGTCTGCGCCAGCGACGCCAGCATGGCGTCATAGGACGCTATCAGCGACGTAGCGTCAGGCGCTAACTCGACTTCATCTTGGTTGGATTGCGTTGCGGTCAACAGCGACAGGAAGAACCGATACCATTCACGGCTGATAGCGCCTGACCGCGGGTCGATCAGATCGACGCGCGGCGGCGTTAGCTGCGTAGGGTTAATCGGTGAAAGCGCCATTAGGCCCGCGTCCCTGACAGGAGCAGTTCAGCACCCATGATGTAGATGCGGACAGGGTCAGTCCCTGACGCCTCGTAGACGCGGTCGCGTATCTTCAGTGTCGCACCAAGGCGGCGCCAGATTGTGCGGTAGCCAGACCGGCCAATCTGCCCCATCGACTTCCAATGTTCGTTCGACCATGTATGGCCGCCATCGTCGGACCAACGCAGCATCACTTGCGGATTGCTGCCTTGGCCGTTGTTCAGACCAACGCCTGTCTCGCAGTCAAGCTGCATGGAGTGCTGGATAGTACGGGCGAGGTTGTTAGCGCCTGTCGGCAGCGCCCGCCACGACCGCAGCCATTTCTGCGGTTGACCGTCGTCAGCGTACACGTTCAGGTCAAACTCGTAAATCTTGCCGTTCTGGTAGTCGCCGACAACGGTGGTAGAGTTGAAGAACATCTGGCTGCTGGCGCGGTGACGGTTAAACTGGCCGTTAACAAACGACGCGCGCTCATGCCATGCGCCGGTGGCGACGTCATACACCCATGTCGTATCGGCGGTCGGGAAGTTCAGAACGTAGAAGCTGTGGCCGTCCTGCTGGTATGTGTAGCCTGTGGCGTCCGAGATGTCGGCATACTCTTGCATCTGCCATTCGATAGCGTGCGTTGACACGCGCTGACCGATGTAGCCAGCGGCGCGGTAGACGATGCCCTGACCGCGGGCGTCCTTGCCCAGCCAGTAAATCTGGTTGTCCATCTTGGCGATGCTGTACGGCGCCGCGCAGCCCAGTTCGTTGAACGCACCTTGAATACGCGTCAGCGGGAAGTCGAGCAGACCTGCGTCGTACCAGACTTCGGTTGAGTTGCTGCCGAACACCCAGACTTCGCGGTGGTCCACAAAGATAGCAACCACATTGTCGGGGTTGCCTTCGGCACTGGCAAACTCCAATGGGTCAACACTTGTTCCATCCAATAGCTGCGTAACCCAAATCTTCTGCGTGCCGGGCTCGTTGAACACGAAATAGCCGTCGATGTAGCCGACCGTACCGGCGCCGGGGAAGTCAGGGTCGGTGATCTGCTGGAACACGTCGGTGTTGGCGTTGTAGATGTAACCTAATGGGTTGGCGGCTATGAATAGCTGCGTGCCATTGTCAGCCATGCTGACAGGGCCAGTGCCGCCTACAGTGCCTTTGGCAACCGCGTTCCAGTTGCTGTCAATCTGGAACAGCGTCGGGCCAGACACGGCGTAGCCGTAGTCGCCATACGTCCACATCCCGCGGATAGGCCCGATGCCGATGGTAGCCAGACGGGTTAGCCCCGGCGCGCGAGAAAGAAAGGCAGGCTCTTTGCCGCCTTCCGGCACGATCTCCGGAAAGAGGTTGACCATACGGTTGTCTGCGGCGTTGACGCTTCTTGCGACATACGCCGACCCAAGGATCGGCGTCTTCATCAGTAGTTGCCCGCGAAGATGTTAAACCGCTGACGCGTCGCCACGATGCTGTATGGCATGGACATGATGTCGTCAGGGTTGTTGATGCGCTTCAGGTTGCGCTTCGATGCCATAGCCAGACGCGACACTTGCGGTGACGGCTCTACGCCAAACTCAGGTGCCATCTCGCACGCCAAGTTGTAACGGAACGCACGCAGATAGCCGGGCGGGAAATGCAGTGTGGTCGCCAGCGTTGCAGGCTGGGTGAGTTCTTCAACCGAAATGAAGTGCCATTCCAGTTCGCGCGTAGGGCGCGGGTAGATGTACATTTCGATGTCGGGGAACGTCATGTTGACGAAGATAACCTGCGGGTAGGTAGACGTCACGGTCTTGACCGCGATACCATTATACTGCTGCTGGTTAATGAATTTGATGCCGTAGCTGACGCCAGTGCCGGGGTCGCGGAAGTACGTCGAGTCCTCAAGCAGCACAGGGCGGTTGCCGATGAAGTCGCCAGAAGGGCCAAGCGTGCGCGACAACTGGCCGGCAGGCCACATGAATATCTGGTCTTGCGTCGCGTAGACCGCGAGGCGCTCAGTGTTCCAGCTATCAATCATCTGGTTCATGGCGCGCAGTGCGTCTTGCGACGTTTCAGCCGATGGAACTTCGCCTTCTGCAAGAACGCCTAGAAGCCTAAGCGAACCGTTAATTATGTCCCCAGCCGTTTCCATTGGTTAGTCTTCCTGCGTTGCGCGGCGGCGTTTGCTGCCTGCCGACATTTCGTTAACGGGCGCCTCTACAGGGGCGTCAGGGTAAAAGCGTTCCCAACCAAACTCTTCGTCGCTGCGCGCTTCCTCTTCTGAGATAGCAACTTTTGCGCCGTGGACGTCGTGAACAAGGTAGATAACAGCCATAGAAACTCCGTAAAATGGACGGCCCGAAAGCCGCCCAGATTAATTAACTGATCGCCATGAACTGCCACTTGGTGCCGTCTGCGTAGAACAGCTTGCCAAGGCCAGTTGCATTGGTTGTGATACCAAGCGAACCAACAGGGGCAGAAGTGGTTGTCGTGTTAGCGGTGATTGCAGTGCTAAGGATATAGACGCGAGCATTAAGGTTGGCAGCGACAATATCGCCAGTAGTCTGGATGGTAGAAGCGATAACGCCACCGTTTGCAACAATCCCGCCGCTGACAGTTACGCTTTCAAATGAAGGATCGGCGTAAGCAACGCCTACTGCTTTAGTATTAGGCATGATTGATCTCCTGAAAATGGGCGGCCCGAAAGCCGCCCAAATTGGTTAAGCGACGACAGCGAACTGCCACTTAGTGCCGTCGGAAATGAACATCTTGCCAAGTCCTGTTGCGTTCGTGGTCACGCCAATCGAACCCGCAGGGGCGTCGGTCGTCGTGCTGTTTGCAGTGATTGCAGTCGTAAGGAAGTAGATGCCTGCGCCCGATGAAGCAGTAAGGATCGAGCCGCCGAGCAGCTTGGCTGCATCAACGTTGCCATCTGAAACCTGATAGGCGGAACCGCCATTTGGTAATGCCATGATAATTCTCCTGAAAAGTTATGGCCCCCGGCGAACCGGAGGCCATGATTAAATTAGCCCCACATCCGGACGGCCATTTGCGGACGGATCGTGCTGTAGCCATACAGAACGTCGATACGGCAAGGCATACGGTCGTTGTTGATGTCGTACTGACGAACAACGCGGAGCGAGATGCCGTTATGCACCTGACGCGAAGCCATGTCTACGCCCTGTGGGAGCAGAAGGTCGGCGGTTGCGAAGGTGATAGCATCCTTGTGGTATACGAGGTTCTGCGCGTACTGCGACGACGCTGCGCCGACGAATACAACAGCTTTGCTGTTGCCGGGCAGTGTGTTGACAGTGGCAAGCGCATGGCTGGCTGAGTAGACAGGTGCAACAGTGATGTTGCCTGCGCCGGAGCCGTTGAGCGTGACGTCAGCCAACGCAACGAACTGGAACAACGAACCTGTGCTTTCACGCGTCTGTGGGTTAACTGCAAAGCAGTCAGCTACAGTGAACACGTCGCCAGCCTTAACAACAGCAGCGTTACCAGCACCAGTGATGGCGATGGTGGTTGCACCTTCAGTGGTGACAGCAGCCGAAGTCGTGCCGCCGGTTGCGGTACGCGAACCAGTGGTGAACTGCTTAATGGACTGCGACATATTGATTTCGTCGAAACCAAGTACGCCTGTACCCATCATGCCGTTCTTGAACTGCTTGCTGATGGTGTCGGTTGGGTTGAAGAGACCCTTCATGCCTTCGACCAAGCCAGCGTTTGCGGCTGGGTTGACGGTGGCATAACGTGGCGACATTACAGCAGCGTTTTCGTTCAGCTTCTGCTGTGCAGCAAGAAGAACAGCCGAAGTAGCTGGCGTAGTGCCGGGCGTGCCGACCGAGTTACCGATGGTTGCAAACGCGTTTGCAACGTCAGCGTCGATGCTGGAAGCAAGCTGCGAGATACGTGGCTTGAGAACGCGCTCTGCGAAATCGTCAAGCTGCATGGTCAATTCAGCAGTCGTGAAGTTGACGCCGATGTGCTTCTGGTTGGCAACGGTCAGCGTTGTGAACTGCTCGTTGTCGTCCTGTACCTGAAGGGCTGCACCGTCGGTAACAAGCGCACGGTCTGGAAGACGGATACGCAGAGTTGAGCCGATCTTAGCACCTTCAACAGCAAAGCTGTCGTCGTACTGGCGGTTTACGTTACGTGTAA